TGGTGTGCCACCTCGGATGTCGCCAGCTTTACCTGTTTGAGTATCTGACCAGCAGACAACAACAGCCTTCTCGTTCTTTTCTTTTGGCTTTGCAACCTTTGGAGCTTTGCGAGCCTGAGCGTAAAGGGTTGGCAGGTCTATCTCGATTTCAGAGCGTGTTCTGAAGTTGAACCGCCAGCTAACTAACCAATCTCCACCTTCGCGCTGTTGCCACCTGCTCGTTCTAATTGGCCCATAGATTTCTATCTTGTCAGGGTCAAAGCCCTGCTCGATTAGGAACTCATCAAAGTTAGGTTGGTTGCCTGTGGTCGGTGGTGTTGTTGCCTCACCGATTGTTCCGTCAAACTGCACAGCAGGTCGCCAGTCTTTTGGTGGTGTGACCTTTGGTGCTGGTTCTAGGTTCTCAAGCATGAACACTCTTTTCTTCGATGAAGCGTAATTGGCTTCTCGCTGATTGCGATGCCCCTGGCTGTTAGCTCTCTAGCTAGTGCTGCCGCTGTCCAGTCCTCATTTGCCAGCGCACCTACAAGGATTGCCTGGTCCTTGCTTTCCAATGACTCCAAGATAGTTCTCACTTTGCAAGATGATTTCCTCGCTCGTGGTTCCATTCCTTCTAGCATCGTTGCCCCTTTCAGTTACTTCTCTTATCAAGTTTAGAGCCAAGTCGCCGATTTCCGGCTCAAGGTAGTGCCATTCGACCTGCATTATTCTTTCCATCAGTCTGGCGAGGTTGCGGCGTATTGCTTCAAGCTCGCTAGACCACTCACGCTCATCATCCTTGAGTAGCAAGATAGCGTCAAAGATTTCCTTTTCATCTGCGTTAGTAAAGTGAGTCATCGTGACACCTTGAACAAGAATGTGTAAAACGCTCGTCTGAGTCTTAGTGTCTTGTATGCCCAATGAACTCGCTTGATACGCCAGTTGATAGGTTGGTATTCAGCCCTATGCTTTGCCAATGTCCCTCACCGCCTCAATTACTTCAACAACCCTTTCAAGGGTGTCAACATCTGCCGTCACTCGTAAGACTGCATCCTGGTTGATCGCGTAGATAATCTGCTCGGCAAGGTAGTGCTTCATCTCTAGTGATCCTTGCTCATAACCTCGGCTGAACCAGAGGGCAAAAGATAGGGCCTTGGTCTTTGGCTTCCAGCTAATCATTTTGTGTCACCTTTTATCAGCGTGATGATTGCGTTGATGTTTGCTGTCTGTGAGAGATTGGCGGCCTTGGCCTGACTGCGTAGTGCTTGCAATAACCCAACGATTCGCTCTCGCTCATATTTGATACCGGTTTGCAAGGCAAGCTGTGAAACCTCGGCTAGTCCCTCTTTGTGTTTCTCTAGTATTTTCTCAAAGATGTCGCTCATGGCTTTTCGGTCACCTCGGCAATCAGTTGCTTGGCTTGTTTCTCAATCTTGGTAACTGTGTAGGCCAGCTCATCAAGGTTTTTGATTAGCTTGTCTAAGCTGCCGTCAAGCATGGCGTTTACTTTGTTGTCCATGTCTTTTTTGTATTGCCCGTTGATCTCGGCAACAATGTCCTCGGCTGTTGGGATGATTCCCTGATCTAAGTGAATAGATACATAGTCAAGGATGTTCTCGCGCTGGTAACGGATGCCGGCGTAAAAGCCCTCTGCGTAGGGTGTCAGCTTCATGGCTACCTCGATGAAATGTTGTATTGAGGGTCAACATAGATTTCAATGCTGTCCACGATGTCAATGACCTTAGCGATTGCTTTGGTTGGGATTGGGTACGCTGCCTTGATAAGACTCAGCACCTCGTTTTTCATTAGCATCCTGCCCATGTAGATTCCATCTGACTTAGCCACTCCAAAGTTGTATTGGTGTGGGTGGAAGTCTTTGACTGCGAACTCTAGTGGCTCTGGATTATAGTTAGGCATTTTCTCTCGTTTCTTTGTAGGTTTGCTTGATGTGTTCGATTAGCTCAATGCGAGCCTTGGCTTCGTTGCGTGTCTGTGCCGTCATACCTGGCACACCGTCTTGAAGTGTGAACTGAGTTTCTGTCCATCTCTGGGCCTCAGCAATGATGCGTTCGGCTAGTTCTCTTTCATTCACTTGCGGCTGTCCTTCGCTAGTGCGTTGACTGCGACAAAGAAGGCAACTAACAAACCTGCTATGCCGAGTGTGTAACCCCAGCCGAGATGTATCTCTTGAATCTGCCAGCTTGCGATCAGTATGCCGGTTAGAGCGATGATGTAAAGGAATATCGTTTTCATTTGGTGCTCCTATCTGGCCCCCCTTGGGCCATGTATTCAGGGTAGCACTATTTAGACCCTTTTTGAGTAATTTTTATGTTTTTTGCCTGTTTTCGGCGTGTCGCGCTAAAGGGCTAGTTGAGGGTTTTGACCTGAATTGTGGCCCCTGGCGCGATGCCCTCGGCGTAGAGCTTACGGGCTGAGATGCGTACTATTCGGCTGTCATCAATGACCACGCCTGAATCGGTCAGGCTATCACCTACTGCCCTAATAAGCTTGTCTAGGTCAGGTGACACGCTGGGTAGCTGGCGATCTACTGTCTTGGGCTTGGGTAGGTAGAAGGCCACTATTAGCTCACATGGCTCATCAATGGGTTGCCAGTCATTCGGCAGGGTAGCGATTGCTTCTTGGACTATGGCCTTACGCCATGCCTTGTGCTTGGAGCTATTGACTTGGACTATTCGGCCATACATTATGGCGTGTGATCCTTGGCTGGCAGGGTTGCCGGTAACGCTAAGGCTTACCTCGGCCATACAATTCCCATGCTCCAAGTATGGCAGCCCAACTGTAAAACAAACCGAGAGCTAGTCCCACGCCATCGAGAACGCTAGTTTCTTGAAGCGATAGGTTCAGTAGTATGCCGGCGGTGAGGGCAGGGACTAGCCATCGGAGATTTGTCAAAAGGGACTTGGCTCGCTGTGAGTCGGCTCGAAGATTCCCTTGATGATGCTTAGTGGCTCGGCTGGAACTACTTGAGGGTTGTTTATGCTGACCTTGATGGACTGACCAGGCTGACCTTCTCGGTTTAGCTTTGGTGAGCCATCTTGGTTTATCCAAGGCTCAATCTCAACTGACATCAGACCTTCGACCTGAACTGTGTCACCGACATCTAGTGTGGTTGGTGACTTCATCCAGACTGTGTATTGCTTGTCTATTGTGTCGCCCGATCTAGTGGTGTATGACTCTGTAACAATAAGGCCTTTAGCTTCCCAAAATACCTTGGTAACTGTTCCCTTTACTTTGATGATTGCCATCTCTTTATTTCCTTTCGATTTCTTGTTTTACTCTAGTGGCTGCCTATGACATGGTTGGGATTGGTGCAGTCAAGGTGTCCACAAGACCTAATGCCAGGTAGGACTGGTTTGCCGTCAAAGATTGGGATGGTGAGGGTAGCCTTGTCAAAGTCACCCTGCCAAGGTATGCACTTCTCGGATCCATACTTGATGACCAAGGCTCGGTGCATCCGACAGGATTGGCATTTGAGGTCTTTGCGCTTGCGCTTATGCGTGTTGACCTTCCAGGTTGCTCCACATCGGCAGCATAAGGCAACATTGTCATCCACACCATAAGCCTATCCAATCACTCTGGAAAGGTGACCCTCGAACCTGAGCGCGACTTCTCCAAGTCCACCATGTCGGTTCTTTGCCACCTTCATTATCATCTGGCTCTTTTGCCATTCAAACTGATCCTCGTCAACTGACTTGCGGTGCAGCAAGATAACAACATCGGCATCCTGCTCGATGCCACCTGAATCTCTAAGGTCTGCCATGTCTGGCTCGGAATCTCTGCGCTGCTCTGGGCCTCGGTTGAGCTGGGCTAGTGCGATGACCGGCACATTCAAATCTCTAGCTAAGTTTTTGAGGCCGATTGAGATGTCGGTAATCATCTCGTAACGCTTGCGACCCTTTTCCGTGTCTTGAATCAAACCAAGGTAGTCAACGACTATTGCCTCAAGCTGCCCATTGCCCTTTACGCTGTTTGCCGATGCTCGTATCTGTAACAGGTTTTGACCTGACTTATCATGGATAGCTAATCGGTGTTCTTGTATCTGAGTTCTTACCTTTAGGATTCTTTCCCACATCCACTCTTGTAGGTTGCCCTTCTCTATAGCACTTAGTGGCACTTCAGCTTGGCTGGAAATGATTCGGTTATACAGCTCAGTCTTGCCCATCTCAAGGCTGTGAAAAGATACAGGGCCTTGCTTTGATAACTCCCAAGCAATCTGCAAGCCAATGATTGTTTTACCCACGCCTGGTCTTGCTCCGATTATGTATAACGCGCCTGGTCGGAATCCGGTGATGATGTCATTGAGTAACTGCCAAGGGCTTTCTGGGTAATGCTTTGGCTTGTCTATCTCATCCATGTATGGCAATAGCTCATCGGCAACATAGCTTGGTCGAACTGCTGAGTTGCGATCTATGAGGTCATCAATCTCCTTTTTGGCTGCGTCAAAAACTGTTGCCAAATCCTCATGCTGGGCTTTGCTGTGAATCATTGTGCCGGTGATCGCTAGTCTGCGCCTAGTGGCTTCCTCGATTACCTTGCTGGCATAAAACTTGACTGATGCCGCTGTTGGTGTTGCCGTAACGATGTCATGGAGATAGCTGGCAAGCTTTGGTAGAGCTGCACCGACTGTCATCACATCAATTGGCTGGCGACCTGCCTTCATCTCTAGCAGGGTTTTGTAGATGCGCTCATTCTGGAGATCGTCAAAGTCGGCTGGGCTAAGAGTTAGTTGCTCTAGTGCCTTGCCGTTGGTCAGCAGGATTGATCCGATTACTGACTGCTCAAATTGTGTCACTTGACTCTCCCGATGAATAGCTTAGGCAATGGTTTCGCTTCAGCGACTTCAACACTCTCATAGAGTTCTTTGTTTAGCCATGAGGCTGGGTAAGGAATGTATTTATCCTCTGGCAACTTTCCCTCAGCGTAGGCTTTGGTCAGCTCCAATAACCTCTCAGCGGTTTTGGTTTTGATTGCTTTGTTCCAGGCTTTTAGGGCATCAGCTTTGGCTACCTTTTTTGGGTAAAGTTTCCAGAAATTATCAAAGTCAATATCAGCCTGTTTCATTGATGGTTCTTTGATGGTTAATATTATGTTTTGCGTGCCAACAGGTGTCACCCCTGATTTACCTGAGCTGTCACCCCTGCTTACCCAGTCTGTCACCCCTGATGCTGAATCTGTCACCCCTGACCCGATGGTGAGCCAGTAGAGATTGGTCTTGTATTGAGTTCGAGTCGGTGCGTTTTGCACCTCAACCCTTAGCTCACCCAGCTCAATCAGTTCTTGGATGTCACGCTTTACCGAACGCTCTGAGGCATTGGCGTAGCGAGCCAGAGTGCTGATTGCGGGCCAAGCACCTTGATCTCCAAGATGATTAGCAATTCCAATCAGGACAAGCTTTGCCCTACCGGTTGCTTTTGATTGATTTAGAACTAATGCCACAGCTTCTATGCTCATGTAGCTACCCTCTCTTTTTGTAAATTACCTAGGTGGACTTTAGCACCTAAAAGTATTCTGGCTCCGTTTCTAGCAAATCTTTTGTAAAATCATCATTTAGTAGCCACCAACCACCATGACCAAAGATAGGCACTTCAGTCGGCGTTTCGTGCTGCCTAAGTTTCCAACCGAATTTTCTACCCAGCTCGGCAAACTTAGCATTACTCTCTAGCAAGCCGTTAGCTTGGCTACACATAACAATAATGTTGCTTGGGTCACTTGCCTTTGAGTTCTTGCTTCCCATGCCTCGATTGAGCCGGTGATGGGGAATCAGGTCATCGCCTTGAGTGCCACAATGCCAGCAACCTCTGTCGCGCTCTAGGTATTTCTCAAACTGTTTCTTAGTCATCAAACGGATCATAAATCTTGGCTGGCATCTCACCAGGTTGGAATCCTAAAGCAATTGTGGTGTCTGCCATACCACCATTGACAGCCTCAACAATGTCGGTGTTGTCGGTGTTGTCGGTTATACAGGTGTGCCTACGCCGCCACTCTCGGACAAGCTTGACTGCCTGAGCATCGTCAGTCTTTATTTTTGCACCACAAGAGCAGGATTCGGCTATCACCTGCTTAGGCTACCAGCTAGGCGTTTCTCCATTGAAGTTCGACATTCTTGCTGATTACAGCCATCATGGTTGCTTGGTCTGACAAGGCTCTCATCTTGGTCTTGACCCTGTTATATTCAGCCCTAGCTAGGTCAGCCTTTAGCTTCTCCTCTACTGCTTGCAACTTAGCCACAGCTTGCCGGTCTGCCACAGTCCCAGAGTTGTTGATAAAGGATAGCGAGATTGCCCTGTCATAAGCTGACTCGGCATCTGCCAGCTTGCACTCGGCATCGTAGAGAGCGTTAGCTCCCTTGTCCATCTCCTTGGTCAGCCTTTGTAGTTCCTCGACTATGTGGCCTGGTGTAATAATTTCCATGCTTTAGCCTCTCTGCTCGTTCTCTTTGTATGTCCCATAGCTTGCCAACTGTTTCCAGTTCGCCTAGTTTCCATTGTTCTTGTAGGCACTCTTGTAACTCAAGGATTGACTGAATCAGTATCCTTTTTGCTTGCGAGTCCATTAGCGATTGCCTTGATCTTGTCGAGTGTGTCATCGGTTGCGCCACCTGTTTTAGCTTGGCTGTATAACAATCGTAAACCCTCGATGTCATTCCCTAATGCCTCAGTCATGGCTAGCCAATCCTTAGTGGTAGCTGAACTCTTGACTTGTCTATTGCGAACTTCCTCAGATGAGGCGATTCCCTTTTTAGTATCAACAGCTAGAGCTGCCACCATCGCGCGACCCCATGCCGCTGTTTCTGCGTTCTGAACTTCGCTATCTCTAGTAAAGTTTGTCGGTCCTGGGATTGGCTCCCAAGCTGTTCCGATACCTGGTCTCTGA